TCTTTTACAACTTCCATTGAAGTTTCGGGAGTTGGGTTTGCTTCTTCGTATGCTGCAATAACAGCAGCTTTTTTGTCATCATCCCACGCCATTCTGCGTTTCCTTTTTGTTGTTGATCTGGATCCTGGACAACTGCCCAGGGTTTCTAGCTGTTGCTGATAAAATCGGTCGCCCATTGGTTTCCTTCATTTTGTGAATACTATTATAGGCGATTTTGACAAATATGTCAAGATTTATTTTTCTCAAGCCGTCTATAAAATGCAATATACTCGCTCCAAGGATAATAGTCTCTTCGCAAGTAACACCAAAAACGTCCTATATATTTTTCACTCATCCGGTAATCCTATCCAATAGTTTATTGTACTTACTCTTATGTCCTGCCAACAGTCGTTGTCAACATCCCAAACAACAAGAGTATCTGATTCGTTTGATTGTCTTTCTATAAGTTTCTTTTTAAGAGTGTAGTGTCCTTCATGTATTTTTCCTTCAGAAGTTAAACTATCAAAAGACATATACACTTTACTACAACTATAAAGTGTGTTCAATATTGTTGCTGTTTGAATACTCATAATTTACTTAAATCAATTCCATACTGCTCTAAATGACTAAGTTTACCTAGATCATAAGCAGTAGCATAGCTGTAAAACCCCCCAATATCAGCCGCGTGATAAAAGTCCTCCAAATCGCCAGACGGCTTTTGACGAACATAGATAGAAAATACAGAGCATCCATAAGTTTTCTCATAGTCCTGAGTCATGAGACCAGGCTTGGAGTCTTGGTACTCCTTTGTATATTTCTTTTCAACAACTGCAGGTGCGTGATTTGCTGCTGACCAAACAATCTCTCCTTCTTCAAAAGTATCAGAAACACACTGCTCCGGTAAATACATAGGTGTTTTTCTATCTTCTACTGAAACTGGTCTTTGTGGAACTCCTACTTTCTCAAGGATGTTTTTTACAAAGGACGCAGATCGGTATAAACCTTTCGCAATATTACTTACATTCTCTCCGGCTAGATACTCTGAAATAATATCTTTAATCTCATCCGGTCTTGCTGGTCTGCCACGATTTTGTGAGACTCGTCTTGAGCGATATTCTCTTTGCTCGTGAAAATCTTCAATTATCTTATCAAGTCTTGTAGTATTGTACGAGATGTTTAATATGTTGCATGCTTCTCTTTTTGTAATCGGCTTCGACTTCTTGTCTGTAGGCTTCAAGAGCTTTATCACATGGTCTATATTCTGTGATGTTAGTTTCTCGTGGCTTTTCTTCTTTAATCTTGGCATCTTCTAATTCAATCTCCAACTTAAACAATAAACAACAAAGAGCATGCGCTAAATGAGACAGCTCTGTTTCTGGATCTAACTGCTCTCCATCCATGTGTGCAAATATGTGCCGAAGTGCACCGGCAGTGTATCTATTTTGTAGATCGTCTAGCTTGCGCCAGTTTTCTGCATCATACTTCTCGGCTCCAAAAGTAAGCACTTTTGATACTTCTACAATAGCTTTCGGCGGAAGAAGATTCATTTTTGGCTTTGCACTATCGTACTTAATACCTGTCACAAATTTTCTCCATACACGCTTTTGCATGTTTTTTCTTATGAAACATTCGAGTAGAGAGTATTCTTCCTTCTTTATTCAGTTCTACTACTCTCCAGAGTTTTTTGTCTTCTTCTCCGTAGTAGGCTCTCCACATTTCAACTATTTTTTGCTCTGTCATCTTGTTATTCGCTCCTCGTAGTCTGCTTCTCCTTCGTTCCACCAGGTGGGTTTTTCACGATACTTCCAGCTAGCAAATGTGGCTTTGTCTTTGTGGTAGAATCGTCTGTAGGCTTCAATAGCGTCTTCTCCTTTAAGCTCCTCTGGCATTGCCTGAGCGAAAGGAGTAAGTCCGATTCTTGGTATATGTAAGGGCTCTGGAAGTTTAAGGATGACCTCATGCACTGATTTATGGCTTTTTCCATATCTGTATCGGTACTCGTCATCGAGTGCAACTGCATAGCAGTGTAGCCACTCATGGTTATCCATGCTAGTACGAGCCCAGATAGTGCAAGGGTGGTTGTGCATTGTAGGAAGGTAAGGGAAGTCTCTTGGTTCATTTTTCTTTGCCTCTTTTAACACTGCAAGCTGTTCTTTGGATACTTTTTCGGGTACATGCCCAAAATATTTGTCTATCCACATATTTGTGCAAAGCATCTGAGCTGCTTCAAGTGGCATTTTTACGATGTGCTTATCTACATGAGCTTCAGCACATTTGTCTAGGTCTTCGTCAAGTACAAAAATATTCATAGTGAGTATTATACTTGTTTAAGTTAAAATTGTCAAGAAATATTTTATGATAAACCGAGTCTAATCATAAAGATTGCCGCTGCCATAAAGCAGCCGGCAAGACCGATTATCAAAGTAGGTAGAAGTATAAAAGAAATAAGAGGATGCTCTTCCATAAATTTTTCCATTAGATTTATTCCCTGTTAATAATTTTCCACTCACCGTCCTGAGTCTCTACAAGTGCTGTACAGGATTCGCACCAATCCCCATCATTCATATACTTTATGCCATCATATTCTACTATTTCGGCGTGATGTATGTGGCCGCAGATAACTCCGTCATAACCTTTACGTCTACAGTATTTAGACATTTCAAGAGAAAAATGGTTTATATAGTTTGAAGCTGCTTTTGCTTTTCTTTTTAGATACTTGGCGAGACTCCAGCGCGGCAGGTTAAATAGCTTACGAAGCCCTATTACCAATCTATTTATATATAATAGCCCATCATATGCAAAGTCACCTAGATGCATTATAAATCGACCGCTCTTTGTTCTCATTAGATTGTCAAAAATATCTCCGTGTGTTACAAGATATTTTTTTCCATCCAACCCTAAATAGGTTACTCGGTTTTCTATTGAAATGTTTCCAAAAGACATTCCAGGAAGAGCCCGCAAGAACTCATCATGATTTCCTGTTATGTAAACAACTTCAATGTCTTTAGATATTTTTAGAATTTTTTGTAGAATACGATTGTGTTTATTTGGCCAAAACCACTTTTTCTGTAATCTCCAGCCATCAATAATATCACCCACTAGGAAGAGTTTTTCTGTATTTATATTGGTAAGAAATTCAAGCAGTGCATCTGAGTTGCAGTGCTTCGAGCCTAAATGTAAATCTGATATAAATACCGCTCGATACTTAATCCCAGTATTTGCTTCCATCCATTTGCTCCCAGTATTTCTTGTTATCTCTATTTATAAAGTTTTTAATTAAATACTTTGCCATTCCAAAGTATCCCATCTTTTTCAGTCTACGACTGTCTTGTCCAAAATAGTGATTTGCTAGTTTGAAATGTTTGGGGTCATACATCTTGGATAAAAAGAAATCTTCCGAGGTTTTGTATTTCTCAGGAAATCCACCATACTCTCTGAACTTATCAGTGCGTGTTAGCATATACGCACCAACTGCAAAAGGAATCTTTTTGCACATAATTTTATTTATAAAGTTAAACACTTTATAACCGAGTATAGCAAGTCTATCATCGTCATAACACTTTGCTTTTAATCCAAGTAAGTGTAAATCTTCCTTCTCCATCATTCTGCAGGTTCTTGCAATACAAGTAAGCTCAAAGAAACGAACATCAGCATCAATAAATAATAAGTACTTACTTTCTGCAAGCTTTGCTCCTTTGTTTCGTGCTTCTGAAACAGGCCCGCCTTCAATAACTTTTACATTTAGGCGGCCTTTATGCTCTTCAATTACAGCTCTAGTATTGTCTGTAGAACAATCTGCTATATAAATAGGTGTGTCTCCTAAAAACTGCAGCTGTAAATCATCTAGTAGATGTCCAATGTACTCCTCTTCATTTTTGGAGGGAATAACTATTGTTAAGTTAAGATTCGACATTTTCTAGCCTTGACATTAGCCGTTCAGCGCGATTTGTTACTTGACGATACCAAAGAGAGTCTCGTCCTTCTATGGCAGCTAATTTCCAGTCACCCATATTCAAAGCTGCTCGCATATTTTTGAACTTAGAAAGGCGAGGACGACCGAGATTAAACATCATGTTTACTAAAACTTCTTGCACTTCTTCTGGAAAGTCTTCGAAGTAAGACTCCCCATAAAGTGCATAACACTCTCGTATTGCAATTTGAGTATCTTCGCGAAAGCACTGCATTACACGCTCCTCGGTAATAGGAGTGCCACAAGGCCAGCCATACTCTTCATCTGTTTCCTTTACAAGGTGACCAATGCCAAAAGTTTTATACCCAAGATGATCGTCATAGATTTCAAACTTACAACCTTCATCTATCTTGAGCCTTTCGTACAATCTATCAAATTTCATAGCTTCCTCTTCGTGGCTTTTTAGTGCTATCAACTTCGTCTTCTGCGCCCGTTGCATCCTCCTCTTTTTCGACCCCGTACCAATTCCAGCGGCCATCTTCTTGAGTGTCTTCATGCCTAAAGAGAAAAGGTTCTGCTTCTTGTTGCTGTTTAATAAGCGCATCTAACTCCATATAGTGTTCTCCGTCATTTCCATTTTGACCAATTATATCCATTCTCATTTCTTCTTCATCTTGCACATAAGCATGCGCTTGACAGGGCCCAAGTCTTTTACTCTTTATTCTTTGCTTCTTTGTCATCTACTTCTCTCTTGCTATACCTTTAGTCTTTTCGTATGATCTCATGCCACCTAGCCCTAGCATACCCAGAAGCACTGGCATCATTGTCTGTAAGTCAATAAGAGGCACTACAATAGGGCTGCCTGTAAGCGCTAAAACAAAGTTTGTCATGGGCACTATAATAAAGTTAGAGAGCATACCCAGCCCGCAGATCCATCCAATAGCTGGTCTCCACCCCGCTACAAAAAGAGACTTATGTGCTGCCTCTGTTTTGTTTACTTCTACTTGGGCCATGAC